AAGCTGAAGCACAAGAAGCTGAAATAGAAAATTTACCAGAGAGCGAACAACCCATAGTAAAACCTACACAAGCTGATAACTTTTTGTTAAGTGGTGCTTTCAAACAATTTGATATGTTAGAAGGTGATGCATTAAGGGATGCTATAAACAGATCATGGCCCGCATTTAGAAGACAACAAGTTTTAGAATTAGCCGCTGATAAAGAAAATGAAAACAACATATCTAAAAAAGATAGAGATGAACTAGGACGTTTGGGTTATTATGATGGAGACTTAGGTAACGAATGGGTTAATAAAAACATTGTAGCTGACACCAGACCATCTGGTAATTCTACTGTAGGTCGTAAAAAATTAAAAAATATTTTATCTAACAAAATACCATTTTCTGATACAGTTCCTGTAAATGAAAGAACTGTAATGGAAGTAGTTGGTGAAGATGTCCAAACAATAGAGCCGTTAACCAAAGAAGAAAGAGCTAGTATTACAGGTGAGGGATTAGCTGATCCAAATGCAGGCCCTACTTATATATTTAATATAAATGTCAATCAAAGAATAAGAGAAATAAAAGAGATAGCACAATACTTAGATGCAAGGGGTTGGAAAATTGTAGGCGCTCCTTGGTATCCTGCATATAGAGAATTAGTAAAAGTAAAAACTAGAGAAGTAAATCAAACAGTTGATCCCATACTTCGTGCTAAACTAAAAGCTGAATTAAAACAATTAAAGAATACAGGCTATCACATATTACAAAATCCTTTCTTACCAAAGGATTCTCCTTTTGGTTTAATTATGATTGGCTCACCATCTGCTATTAGAACTGCAGAGCAAGCTATCAATAATTTAAATAGAGAACTTCAAACTGCCGAAGATCCAGCAAGAATAAAAAGAATAAAAGATGAGATAGTAGGATATCAAGCTTTAATAGACAAAGCATACGCGAATAGAGTTAGGATAAATCAGTTATTATCTTCTTTAACTTTAGAACCAATTACCAACTGGGAACAGTTTAATGGAACGGTAAGTGGTTTAGCAGCGTTAGAAAAAAGATTAAATCAAACCGAAACAATAACCAAGAGAAGAAAAATTAAAAAGAAAACAGTTAAGTTTTCTGTAATGTCAAATCCACAACCTAGACTTAGAGAATCTTTCTTAAACAACGCAACCAAGATAGCACAGATATTAAGAAGACAATTAGATAAATTAGGATTAACTCAACTTCAGTTACAAGTTTTAGATAAGGTACTATCTGAGCAAGGCTTTGAGGCTAATGGTAAATACTTAATAGGACAAAAGTTAGTACAGATATCTTTAAATGCAAGACTAGATAGTAACATATATGACAATCAACAAGATGCTACGTTGTATACTTTACATCATGAAGTAATACACGCTTTAAAAGATTTAGGATTATTTACTAAAAAAGAATATGATGCTTTGTACAATGCGGCAATCAATACGTGGATTGATCAGTTTAATATTAAACAAAAGTATCCTGATCTAAACTTGGAAGAGCAAGCTGAAGAAGCAATATCTGAAGCATTTGCACATTACATGGTAAATAGATTTTCTACAGGTACTATATTAAAAAGGGCATTCAAAAGATTAAAAGCATTTATATTAATGTTGGGCAACTCCTTGAGACAAGGCGGCTTTAATAATGTAACTGACATTTTTGAAATGATAGATGCTGGTATTATAGGACAAAGAGATCAAGCTATACAAGATACAGTCAACAATAGAGGGGTGCCAGACAATAACACAGGTGTAAGATATTATCCAGATCCAGGGGCAGCTGGCATGGATAGCAGAGCACCTATGAATAGACAAGAACATAGAAAGACAAACAGACAAATAGAAAAACTTTCTAAACAAATGAACTCAGAATACAAAGGTGAAGGTGGCACAACTACTCCTGGCAAAATGTCCGCATTTACCAGATTCTTAGGACACTACAGCAGAATAGCACAAGACTTCCCTATATTTACGCCGCTGTACAATGCAGTACAAGATCGTCAAGGCTATGCAAATATGCTAACACAATACTTAGCTTATGATTTAGGTAGAACATATCTAAGAGTACAAAATATACCAGCAGCTAAAGAAGCTTTAACAAAAGCACATATCATTGCACAAATGACAGGTGGTAATTATAGAAGAAATGCTCAAGGTCAAATCATATTTACAGCTCCAGCAAATAGTGGTGATATAAACTCTAGTGTAAAAGCTGGAGAGACAGTCGTTCTTACAGGGGATGTAGCAACAGCATACGAAAACCATGCTCAAGTTATGTTAACTGTAAATGAAATAATTTTAAAAGATATGATAGCTGGTGAATTTGCTGAAGATATTAAAGATGCTATACTTTTAATTAATAAATTTTTACCACTCAACAGACAAGTGCCTAATTTAAAAGAAGCAAATCCAAAACAAGTTAATTTAATTATAGAAGAAATGAAGTTGGCTGATGGTCAATACTTATTAGATCAACTAAATGCTATTATGATGGCTTATCAAAACCGATTAAGAGGTTTTGAGTCTGGACTGTTGATGACGGAAGATGACTTAACTAATTTAGAAAATGTAAGCAGAAGAATAAACGGGGGCTTTATGAAGGAAGCTAAACTGTTTGAAGATAGAATTAAAAATGATTATGCCCCCCTTATGAGGTACGGTAACTTATTTATTACAGTAAAAGATTCAGACGATAGGCTTATTGATTACAGACAAATAGAACCAGAGGGCGTGTTATCTTCTATTCTACCATTTGGTATAAAACCTGGACAAGAAAGTAAAGCACAACAAATTAAAAGAGAATTACAATTACAGTATCCTGATGCTACAGTAAGTGAACCTACTGAAGTAAACATAGAACAACTTCGTCAAGTGTACAAAGAAGAACTTATGTCAGTAGATACTATTGCAGGATTCTTATCAGATACTAATGCTAAAAAATATGCAGAGTTTAGAAAAGCATTAGATACTAAATTAAAATTAGATTTAGATGTAGAAAGAGCAAAAGAAAAAAGATACACCGTAGGGTTCCGTAATTTCTTTAGACCAAGAAATACAGAAGTTGGGGCAGAAGGTGTGCCTGGTTATGACTCAGACTTCACAAGATCTACATTACAATTTATACAAACAGCGGCACAAGCTACTGCTAGAAATAGATTTAACAGAAGTATACAAGATAAATTTAAAGTAGTTACAAATGAAGCTACAAGAACTAACGATAAAAACTTGTTAGAATCTGTAGGTTATTGGATGGATTATTCAAATGATGTAACTAATGAGTATGCATACATTAGAAGATTAGGATTTATTTGGTACCTTGGTGGTAACTTATCATCAGCATTCTTACAGACTATTTCTATGGTACAGTTTACAGGTCCCATGCTAGCAGAATTAGTTAACCCTAAGTTTATCCCAGGCGTAGGATTTGCAAGAGTTAGTAAAGCGTTAGCAAACGGTGCGGCTTTAGCTACTCAATCTCTTGCCAAGGGGGCAAAGGATGGGTCAATGTATGAAGATGCTTTACTAAACATAGACGCTATACCAGAAGGTCCTAAAAAAGATGCGATACTTAGAGCCATAGCAGACGGCACTATTAAACAAGGACAAGCTATGATGGAAGCTGGTGCTTCTAATTTGATGGGAGGTTCTGTGGCACAACAAAATTTAAATAAGATACAAAACGTAGTTGTAGGTGGTGCATTTAACACTATGGAATTTTTCTCTCGTTTATCTGCTTACTCCGCGGCGTATGATTTAGCAAGTTCAGATCCACAAGTTTTAGAAAATGCAAAAGTATTATTTGAAGACGATCATGATTTCCAATTCCAAATAGAAGAAAACAACGGCGAACTGACTCCAGAAATATTAGCTAGATATATGACTAATAGGGCGTTTGGTGTGTATGGTAAGATAAACAGACAAGCATTTGGTAGAGGTGTAGGATCAGTGTTTGGATTGTTTATGACATATGTATCTCAAATGATGGGTTTATTCACTAGATTAGCTAACCCACCAACGATTGCTAAAACAGAACAAGGTTATAGAATACAACCGTTGTATCCTAAACGTGGTCGTGCACAGAATAGAGCCGCTAGAAGAACAGTCGCTAGAATATCTTTAATGATATTATTAACTGCAGGATTGTTTGGAATGCCTGGTGGTGAAGAAGGTGAGGACATTGTAAATGCTATTAGAAAATACACAACAGGCATAGATTCTGACATACGTTACGAGTTTAGAAAGATGTTATATGAAATAGGATTTAGCCCACGTATAGCAGAGTTTGCTACAGCTGGTGCTTTCAATGCATTCTTGAACATGGATCTGCAAAGACGTATTGGTTTTGGTCAGCTACCTTGGTCACAACAATTTAGAGCTATATTAGGAGCGTTCACTGGTGCTAATACAGGGGCAAGGGTAGAAGAGTTTATGGGTGCGCCTGGCTCTATAGTAACTACTGCTTCTAATGCAGTTGCTACAAGTTACAGAGAAGGTAGTGTGTATCCTATGGTAGAAGCTTTAGTTCCAAATGCTTTAAAGAACGTGCATAAAGCGTATAGATACGCGATGAAAGGTGAGGCATACACAGGTTATGGTACATTATTGTCAGAAGACTTTGGGGCATCTGACATAGTGTTGCAGGCCGCAGGGTTTACTCCAGCAAGTATTGCTAGAGAAAGAGAAGCGTTACGATTGGAAAGAAAAATTGGTGGCGCGACTAATACATTTAGAAATAAAATAAATGCGCAGATAACAAATGCTTATGTAGATATAATACAAGGTTCAAAAAATAAAGATGCCAATAGAATTAACAAAGCTCAAAAAGAATTAAATGAACTTATGATTGAAGTGCAAAACTTTAACTCAACTGCACCTTTAAGTATGATATTTTTCCCAGATTTAGATAGGTTGTTTGATCAAGCTCTTCAATCCGTAGATTCCGCTTATAGAATTTCTAAAAAGAATAAAGAAAAGTATAACGAAAAATACGAAATGAGAGCAGTATTAGGATTAAATTAATTAGCCAAAGGGTTATTAGCTGATTCTTTTAACTCCTCTATAAGTATATCTTGTAATTCATTTTCTTTTGCTACTACAGCAAGTTTTCTTTCCATTTCAGATAACGCCGCTTTGATTTCCTTAATATCTTTTTTAAGTCCATCAATGTTAGGTATATCAATCATTGCCATTTGTTCTCTGACTTTAGCAATATCACTAAACACTGACGTCAAATCTACAGGTGTAATTTTATCATCAACCTTTTTAATTCTATCAATCAAATCAACTTTATATTCATTGGCATATAATAATGCGTCATCAATTTTTGCCGCTAATTCTTTATCTTTGTTTTGCAACGGTGATAGATCTACAGATGGTGCAGATTCTATAGCATCTAAACGCGTGTTGAACTGGCCCCAGGTATAGAACCCTCCGCCGATCGCTCCAATCACACCAACAAGTGCGGCATATGTACTAAGTTTTTCTATAATTTTCATCAGTTCTCCTTAAGTTTTTTTAATTCTAACATAATCGATAGCTTTTGTCTAGCTAAAAATTCCATCCTCTCCTCGAAGATTTGCATAGGATCATTAGCAGAATAGGCAGATAGGGTAACACCAGCATATATTTGTACACTGTAGCTACCCAAATCTACCTGATTCTCAAATAATTCTAAGTTAGCATCTTGATAGATATCTTTAGATTCGTAAAACTGTACCTCCTCGTAGGAATCTAACTCTGGTTGAATTAACATCCTATCAATTTTGCTTAGTTGTTTCTCAACATTCTTTAGTTTTACTGTAGTTCCTCCAACATCTGCAGATATTTCAATTTGTTTCTCGGACTTCGTTGATACCTTTTCTTCGTCTCCTGCCTCTGCTGTTTGTATCTCGGTGTCCTCAGATTCTTCGCTATCGGGTTCTGCTTCTTCAGTTGTTTCATCTTCATCCTTACTAGCCTCCGATACGCTCTCTTCGTTCTCTGGCTTCTCTTCCATTGATTCACCAGTATCTTCCATAGTCTCTTCATTCTGAACCTCCTTTGTTGGTTCTTCCGTTTCTTCTATGGGAGCTTCCTCTTCGATTTCCATCGTAGGTTCAGCTTCTGCTTCGGCTTCCATCTCAGCTACCTCTATTTCTTCTTCCTCAATAACTTCTATTTCAGCCTCTTCTATTATCTCCATCTCTTCCTCAACAATAAGCATCTCTTCAAACTCTTCAAAAGATTCTATATCTTCAAAAGTTATCTGTTCTGGTACTGCTTCTGGAAGTAGATCGATGATAATAATCTCGTCATCAAAAGTAAATTCTTCTTCAAAGAAATCTTCTGGGATATCATCTATAACATCTACTATATCATCTATAGCTTCTTGTGCATCTTCATCTATTGGATTATATTCTATGTCTGTGTAGGTCATATCTAACCTTGCACCTAATAAGTTTGGTCCTTGTCTAGATTGATTAGTATAATTACTATCAGAACCAGACCAAGACCAATCCACATTGTTAGCACCTACACCAAGGTAAATTATTCTGTCATTGTATTGGCCGCATGCTGTAGCTACGGCACCAGATGAACCTGGGTATCCATTACAGTTACCTTGAAATCCTGTAACTTCTGTTCTAGTTTGCGACAATGTACTAAGCACATTACCTTGAGAATCTTTCAACGTTATAGTTGTAGTATGAGAGTCATTACTGCCCCCTTTAGATTCACAATTACCTTGTGTACTTTCACAGTTTGCTACGTCTATATAACTGTTTAATGTAATACCATTATCTAATTTAGATTGTGTTATTGTACTGTTATATAACTTTATATTGTTGACACTTAGAGTTGCATCACCTGTTACTTCAAAGTCACCACCTACACTATACTTATATCCACAGTTGGCTTGACCAGAACAAGTAATATCAAAACCATTAACAGTAGAACCATTAGATACGTAACCACTGCCCCCTGGATTTATTTGATCTGTGTTACTAGAGTTCCAATCTACACCATCATTTGCATTAGGTAATAAATTACCTGTAGTTACAGTCTGCGCGTTTACAACGCTGTAAACACATAGAAAAGATATGGCTATTGAAAGCCATATGCTATAGTATAACCATCTCATTGATGAACGTTAAGAGTCGGTACGTATATTACTGGTGCTTTGGTTTCTGTTATTTGACTGTCTAATTGTTTGTCTAGTTCTTCTTGTGCTTTTCTAGCAGCTTCTTCATCTTTCAATATTTGTTCAGCTAACTCTGCCGCTATCACTGCATCTACTTCTGCTCTAATTTCCATACGTTCCTTATACAATTTATAGTCTGGTCTTAACTCTTCGTACGTATCCCACAATGCAGCGGCTTCGGCGCCTATCTTACCGTCGAATGGGCACGGGGTGCCTGCAGCTTCCATCGCCATAAAGACACGAGGATCTTGACATAATACTGCGACACTTGCTACCTTCATCCCAAAGTCTTGTAATACTTTAGCAAGTTTGATACGCTCACAGTTGAGATCAACTACATGTTTACCGCCAGAAAGCCCAAATACACCAGTGCTAACAGAGCCGCTAACCCCCATCGAGCACACGTCTTGAGACATGCTTGAATAGGATGGACTGTTTGCGGAAGGCGGTGGTATTTCTGACCCGTTCGTGTTTGATGTAGTGGTACTCGTCGTGGTATTGGTCTGCCCTCCAGAGTAGGTGTTAGTCGTGGTCGAGGTGTATCCACCTGTGATTTGGGTGTTACTGCCTGACGAATTTGTTTGAGAATTGTTATCATTAGTTGAATCAGCTAACCCTGTTACTGCGAATAATACAATACATAATACTATTAAACTATCTCTTAACAAGGCTACCTCCGAAATACAGACCAATGATTGCTGACATGAGGTGTGTATCCAGAGGAGTTATAACCACTCCAAAAAATTCTTTATCTAGTACCACCTCTTTTTGTTCTATCAAGAATAAAAATCCTCTTGATAACTCAGTCCATGTGATCCAAACACTTGTATCAAAAAATACAGGTACGATTTTGGGCCACACAATTATAGCAAACACTGCTGATAAAGCTATAATCCTACGGGTAAACTGAAACCCTTTGTTCTCATATGTTCTTGCTTTCTCTACGAAAGACATTTGTGTTTCGGCTCTCGCCAATAACATCTTTTGTTCATCTTGTTTTGCTTTGATACTCTGCGACCAGATAGACATAACTCCACCAAGTACGCTTGAGCCAAGCATTGTAATCATTTCTACAGGCAATCCTCCTAACATTCTAGTTCCTCCATTCGTTACTTGGGTTACTTCCTTTATGCCCTCCTGGACAATCGCTCCTGTAATAATTGCTATTAACCATTCCATTCATCAGTAAAAGTAATGTTTTCCGTATTTAATTCTACCTTCTTTTTCTGTTTGATTAAAGTATGTTGCTCCACCTGTGTTGTCTTTTGCCTTACCAGATAAAACATCTTCTGCTATCAATAGAGCATCATTATATTTCTGTTTAGTGGGGTCATCCATCTCATCATAAGACAGGTTGAATATATCCGCGTTATCAGTTAAACCTAAAAATTGATTCTTACCCCTTAAGACTTGTTCCACATCCGTTTCTCCACTACCTAACGTATAACCCTTACCTTCATTGATACGATTCATAACGACATGCATCATAGCTTGCTGTTCATCTTTGTCATTAGTTGCTTCAGTTAAAATCATACGCGCCAATAAATCTTTGTCGTATTCAAATTTATCATTGGGTTGAAAGAAAGCTATTAAAGCTTCCAAAGGATTCATGTCTTTAGTATCCGCCATCCCAAACTCTTTCTGTTTCTGTATCGTCGTGCTCACAGTTAGAGCATTCACATTGACCGCCCATACAAGAACCACCATTGCTACAATGACACGCATGACCACAATGGATACACTCAGGCATTAAAACCTATTCCTTGTTTCATACCTTCTAATCCTTCTATTGGATATGATTTTGTTTCAAAACACATTGAATCAAAGTGTGCGTTATAATCTCCTTGACTATCTGCATACGCTCTGAATTGTTCTACATACATTTCAGTAGATACCAAACATGTTTCCATATCTGGATATAAATACCCTTGGTATTTTACTGAAGGCCAGTGCGGCATTGACGTAATTATAATTGCAAATGCAACTTTTATCATACTTCCACTTTCTTTTTTACAGTCTCTGGAAATAAAGTCTTAGCTTTATTTTTCTTTATATTTAAATTTAGTTTAGCTATTTCTGTAAGTTTAGGTCTTTTATTATTTCTATTAGTTTGTTGCGTATTAACAAATCCTTTACTCGCTAAAGTTGGCAAAGGTTTCGGTGGTTTAAGAGAGGGTTTATTTTTAACCATCTTACTCGTTTGACTCCGACTTATCGCCATCTTCTTTCTCCTCTACTTTCACAGCATCTCCGCCGATTTTTACAATTCCCATAGAAAATTGTTGATCTTCTGTCCATTTATTTTTGTCCATAGTTACCTCCAATATTCTATTATATCAGACAAAGGGGGCACATTCAAGCCCCCAATGAATCGGATTTAGGCGGCCCATTGAAGCCATTCTTTCGTTCGTTTCTTAGGTACCCCTAGTTCAGAGATAATAGGAACTTGGAAAGTCACACCATGTTGTGGGTGTGTAAACCATAAAGCCTGTTTTGGTGTCTCGAAAGCAAAACGATTACTCATAGCGTACTCGTCATAGCCTTTGAGTGAGCCATTTACAATGGCCCCTTTGATAGATATATACTGATGGAAGTGCCCCATGATAACATAGTCAATGGACTTGCCAAGGTTTGTATATTCTGATCTAACCTTCTGGACTCCTCTCGCAATAGGCCCAAGCATTCCAACAATACCTGTACCCCCTCTCACTCCAAGCCTGTCGCCGTGTGTTAGTAGATACGTAGTGTCGTATACTTTATAATACGTGTCGAATCCAGTCGGTATCTGAAATTTAATTCTGTTATCATTAACAGATTTAAAATGTTTTTCTAATAAATTATACAGCATCCAATCAAAACTTAGATGTGCCGCTTCTTTATTTCTGTACTGTTGATAAGCACGAGAGTGATTACCGTAACACGTAGGTACAAATACCTTACCGAACTTATCAGCTAATGTAGATATTGTCCAGATCATTTGATCAAATAATTCTAACACATGATCTATTGTTGTACCATCATTTGTTTCTGTCAACTCGTCGTGTATATTCCCAGACATCATGTCACCACCTAAAGCTAGTACAATGCCAGGGTACTTTGGATTGACCATGTGATTGTGACATAAGTCTATAGCATTTTCTACAGTAGTTTTTAATCTAGCTTGCGATATCTTCTTATCAAACTTATTTAAATTATTAACAGCATCTTTCTTTACTACTTCTCCATAATGAAAGTCGGATAGAAACAAAGTAGGAACTCCAGGCGTACTCTTAGATGGCGCCGCTTTGACTAGCCACTTGGGTGGTTTTGGATCATACTCTCCTAATTTAAATACGTGTTTGCGCACATAGCTAGCTGTAACATTTTGTAATGTAGCTTCTTCTAATTGATTCTTCAGATCCCTAATCTGTAAATCATAAGTCATCTTCTGTTCCGCCAAAGCTACTTCAAGATCTGGTGACTTAACTGTAGGAACTATGTTCTCTCGTTCAGCCGCAGATATTCTCGTAACTAAAGTAGATCTTGGAATGTTTAACTTCTTAGCCGCTGATGATTTGTTTCCCTTTGCGAGAACAAGTGCATTAACTGCTTCGAGTAGTAGGTCTTTCATTCTTTTCTCCTGCTTTCGAACGAAGTTTCTTATAGTATCTTCGCTCTCGTTTCATGAGTTGAGCCACACCACGCCACTCATCTCGGTCTTTAAAATTTAACTTCTCCCAAATAGGAACTTTACCTTTTTTGTTTTTACGCCAGTCGTAAAATAATTTTTTAGCGTAACCATCATACTTGGTTTCACTTTCTTGGTACGTCATACTCTCTCCCAAATGCGTCCACTAATTTACCTACCCTGTTTGGATCACCAGATGCTAGGACCCTAAAGTGTTTTACAAAATGACCATTGGGTAAGTCATCATACAACCACGTATCTTTTGTCATCTTGTAGTTTATGTTACGTATCATAGCCTGTGCATCTAAATATTCTCTGTGATACTTGGCCCGCTCTTTCGGATCAACACGCATAGCACGGGATCTAGAATACGCTTCTTTACTGCGCTTCTGATATTCCTTAATGTAATTTTTTAATTCTTCTTTTGTAAAATCCACACACAAAAAACAGTGGGGTCAATCATTTCTGACTAACCCCATTCTGCCCCCTTATTCTGTAATAATAGCACACTTTTGATTTCGTGTCAAGCTAAAAAGCATCAGCCCAATCCCCTTTAAGTGCGCCTTTTGCGTACTCTGTGGATCTGTTCTCGAAAAAATTAGTGTGTTCAACACCGTTTACTACCCAGTCGACCCATTCGAGTGGGTTATCTTTGACACCGTAATTAGGTTTCAATCCTAGTTGCAGCAATCTTCTATCCGCTATGTGTCTGATGTATTGCTTGACTTCATGTGGCTCCAGTCCTTCAACAGGACCTAACTCAAATGCTAGATCTATAAACCTATCTTCGAGTGTGACCATGTCACGGCATATATCATACAGACTCTTTTTAAAATTATCATTCCAAACATGTGGCTTCTCATCTAGTAAGCAATGAAATAATTTAATCATACTTTCTACATGATGCGACTCGTCACGGATAGACCATGCAACAATCTGTCCCATGCCTTTCATCTTACCATGACGTTGGAAGTTCAGCAACATGACGAAACTTGCAAACAGTTGCAAGCCTTCGCCAAATGCTGAGAACACAGCCATGTCACGAACAAGCTGTTCATCTCTTGTGCCCCCCTTAGATTTCCAGAGATACTCATGCTTGTCGTTCATGGCCGCGTATTCTTGAAAAGCTTTATACTCTTTGTCATCCATGCCTATCGTATCATTCAACAAAGAATAAGAGTGTGCGTGGTTCGCTTCACTAGTTGCGATAGCAGACAACATCATTCTTATTTCTGGTTGTTTAAACATAGGCATGTATACATCCATATAAGCTTGTGCGATATCAACATCTCCTTGTGTAAAGAAAGTTAATATCTGTTTAACTAAATTCTTTTCAGCCGTATCCATACGGTTGTTCCAATCATTTACATCTTCGTGTAACGGCACCTCACTCGGAAGCCAGTGCATCTTTTGTTGCATATCATAAGCTTCGAAAGCCCATGGATATTTAAATGGTTTGTAATAATCTCGTGCTTCAAATACTGACATCTTTCCTCCTTACGCTTGACACATTACACATTCATCTTCTGCACTATCTTGTCTGACTTGACGTTCTACTTTCATAGATACATTCTCTGCCCTCTTGATAGCTTCACTTCGTAGATAATACAAAGTCTTTAATCCTTTTGTCCACGCTCTTTTGTGAACACTATTTAATCTTCTAACATCTGCGTCTGGCGGGAAAAATAAATTTAACGACTGCGCTTGACAGATGTACTTTTGTCTTTCTGCCGCGAGGTCAACCAACCAAGCTTGGTCGATTTCGATTGCGGTTTTGTATATGTTCTTCTCTTGTGCATTGAGGAAGTCCAAGTGCTGAACACTTCCTCCAGAAGTGATAATGCTAGACCAAACATCTTTTGTATTCATTCCTTTCTTTTCTAATAATTGTTCTAAGTATTTATTCTTTAACAAGAACGAACCACTCAAAGTTTTTTGAGAGAATGCGTTGGCACGCAATGGTTCTATACTTGGTGATGTGTTACCACATATAACAGAACTACTTGCATTAGGTGCAATAGCTGTCATGTGTGAGAATCTTTTACCAGTACCTTTCATGTCTGGTGCCTCACCCTTTTCTTTTCCAAGAAGCATGTTAGCTTTGTCACATTTAGTTTTAATATGTTTAAATATTTTTAAGTTAGGAGCCATAGACATAGGACTTTGTAAAGCTATACCACTCTTTTGTAAGTAAGAATGGAAACCCATTGTACCTAGACCAATAGATCTTTCTGACTGTGCACTCTTTACTGCACGCCACATTGTAGAGGGGGCAGATTTAATAAATGAATCTAAAGTATTGTCTAACATTCTAACAATATCTTCTATAAACATTTCATCTTTTGACCACTCATCAAAGTATTCTAAATTTAAACTAGACAAACAACATACTGCTGTTCTATCTTCTGCCGTTGGTAAAGTAATCTCACTACATAAATTAGATTGATGTACTTTCAAACCCTTGGCTTTTAATTCTTTTGGCAGCCCTCTTTGTACCGTGTCACCAAACATGATGTAAGGCTCACCTGTGGCTACCCTTGTCTCCAGTAACTTTATCCACAGAGTTCTAGCTTTCACACTCTTAACAACTTCTTTGCTGTTCGGATCTATCAGATCCCAATCTAGATCTCCTTCGATTGCCTTCATAAACTTGTCAGATACTACTACCCCATGGTGTAAGTTTAGATTCTTTCTATTGATATCTCCACCACTTGGCTTTCTCATTTCCATAAACTCTATAATCTCTGGATGAGATATGTCCATGTAACTAGCATATGATCCACGTCTTGTAGATCCTTGGTTGAATGCGACCATTTGTGAGTCCACTACGTGCATAAAAGGAATAACCCCTGTGGTTTTATTACCTTTACTAGTAGACTGTCCCTGTGAGCGAATATGGCCCCAATAACCCCCTATTCCGCCCCCCATACTAGATAACCAGATGTTCTCAGTATAGTGTTCAGCCAGTCCTGTTCTGCTGTCGGGTACATAGTTTAAGAAACATGATATAGGTAAGCCTCTGTCTGTGCCACCATTAGATAGCAAGGGTGAAGCAAACATAAACCAAAGATTAGATACATACTTGTATAGTCTCTCGGCATGTGCCTTGTTGTCTGCGAAAGCCATGCAGGCTCTGGCAAATGATTCCTGTGGGCTGATCTCTTCTGGTAGCATGTACCTGTCACGCAAGATATCCACAGCATTCTTGGGCAACATGTCGTCTTTAGTTATATCAATGTCTAGTTTCATAGTTCCTCTTTCTTAACACACAAAGTGCGCAGTATAACATTTTTTGTTTCACGAAGCAATTACTTTTTTGGAAAAATTAAATTGCCTTCTAATTTAATATACCCAGAATCTTGCATAGCTTTGATTGTCTGGTCTAACTCGCCTGGATTCTGTATCTTACGTAGCAGTTCTCTCTTGAAGAAGCGTAACTGCATGTGATTCTTGCCGCTAGTAGAAAGTGTGGCATCAAGCCACACCTTCATATCATGAGCAATCCTTCCTGTCTTTGCCATACCAAAACCTTCCAAAGCTTTGGGCATGTTCTGTTCCATCTCAAACATAATCTCTTTAGTGATTGTCCAATCGTCTTTAGATATCTTGCATGAAGAAGATCTTGAAGCAGACACAGACATAGCAACTTTTAAAAAGTGAGACACACGTCTTTGACAATACTCTGACAAGTGTGGATCAGTAGGCTCTGGTTGTATGCCATCAAAGATATCTGTGTTAGCTATCTCAAACGCATCTCTTTCAAACTCCATTGGTCCACGCATCAAAGCAATCTTACTTAGATCATTTCTTAAATCATTTATAGTATGTTCACTAATAACTTTTTGTCTAAGATCTTGTGGTATCTTTTCTCCTTCATAGAACACAGGTATGATTCTTGATAACAAACCTTGTGACTTCGCATCTTCTGGCAAGTTATCTACAAACTGTGTAGGCGTAGCACAAGCTATCCAATTTAAACAAGGGCCTTGTATTATATACTCACCAGCTGTTTTAGTTTTGTGACTGTAAGAATCTTTTGCATCCCACATGTCTGTTAAAAACATTTGCAAGTATCTTTCATTACGACCCATGAATGTACCAAACTCAGATGTAACTAAAGTCAATGATGAATCGTAGAACTCTGGGTTCTCTTCAGTACACAATCTTAAATCCATACGAGTAACTTTTGTCATATCAACAGCAAGTTTCTCTGGTGTAATTCTATCCTGTATAGTATATAAAGGATACTTACGTAAACCATATTCATCTAACCCAGAATTAAAATTATGATCGTCTTCTGTAGCGCCGACAGGTGAAGTAAGTTTGCTAAATACTTTTGAGAATGGTAGTATTAAACTAACAGATTTGTTTCTGCCTGGCGATGCTATTAGTATAACGAAAAGATTAGAACCTATATTATAGTTAGGCATAGGAAACCAAACTCTTCTACCCAATGCACCAGCCACAGCGGACAATGCAGTCCACTTTGCAAATGGTTTAGGTATAGGGCTATCTTTTACTGCATCAACAGACGCCTGTATAAAGTCTTTGAATTTTCTTGCCATTACTTTTCATTCTGTGTTGTAATATTTTGGGCTGGAATCTTCACTATCTTTATAACCTTGGCTTCTGTTTCTATCCATACGTTTTTATCTTCGTCTTGTTTTATAACAGACGGTCCTTCTATTTCTGCTCCATCACATTTAGTTGTACCACTCGGTTCTTTAACTATAATCTTTCCATCTTCTACATATATTTTTATTTTGTCCACGGTTTCATATCCTTCCAATTATCTCCCACCTCTACGGAAGAAGGTATTAACATTGTGCGTCCATTGACCTCCAATGGATTGTGCATTTTCTCAAGAACCTTTGGCATGAGATCATCTATCTTATCTCTATCACACTGTCCTAGTATTGCATCATGTACTTGACCCAACACTTCGACACCTTCGGTTTCTAATTCTTTCCATACTCTCCACAAACCTAAGTTAAGTAAGTCACCTATCGTAGACTGTGGAACAAAAGCTATCGCCGCTCGTAAAGTAGAAGCATCTTTGAGTCTATCCCAAAAATGTCTACGTCTACCCATCGGAGTAACGAGGCTACCTTTAGCAAGAAGTTCTTGTTGTATCGTGTTATGCCATACACGTATCCCAGGAAATGCCCCCTTGATCTTTAAGGTATCCTTGGATATCTTTTCTCCTTTGTCAAGTAACTCTTTGTAACCACCTTG